CGTGAGGCGAACGCTGGTGGAGGTGCGCAGTCCGTTGGTGGTGAGGTAGGCGCGCGTATTGGCATTGGTGACGGCGCCGCCGCGATTGACGTAGAGGTCACTGGCAACCTGCGCCCAGCTATTGGCGGTTGAATTGCATGTTGCCGCGTCCGCAACCTTGGCGAAATCGGCGTAGTGTGTGCCATAGGCGCTGTTGGCAAGAAGGTTGACGACGCGGGAAACGGATGATCTGGCGGCCTTGTAGGTATTGGGGAACGTGGCATCAGCAGAGCCGGGCCAAGTCAGCACGTCGCCATTGTATGCGATAGCCCTGCCCCCGACGACTTCAAACCATGCGGGCGTCGTCAGGACAACCGAACCGCTGTTGAACCAGTTGGCGCGGGGGAATGTGCCCGGCGTGACCGTCACATGGGTGGGGACGCCAGCCAGGTTGATCAGGTTGATCGCGCGCCAAAGGGATTTCACTGGCGTTCCGGCCTGCCCGTTCGCCGCATCGCTGCCCGTGGTAAAGTTCACGAAAAGCGGTGTGCCGGAGAAGAACGACAGCGGCAGGTAATCATCCGGGTCAAACCCGCTCGTCCATGTGCCGGCAACCTTCAGCGGCGCCAATGGGTAACTGGTCTGGTCCCATCCGCTTGCGGCGAGAACGGCTGATGCCGATACACCAACCGCGTTTAGAGCGGAATTGTTGATCCCCAGGAAAAGCCCGATGGCGGTCATATATGGCTACCTCTGGGGGATGGGGTGGGGTCTTATTTCCACGACTTCATGGAAAGCGACGGCTTGAGGTTGATGATGGCGTAATCGACGCACACGATCCGGCCTTCCAGCCTGCCGAAATTGTCTGGCTTGATGTCAGCCAGAAACGCCGGGAGCTTTTCAGGTAGTTCATCGTCAAGTATCGGCAACACGCGCCTCTGGAGCATCACTCTAGCGTCTGGCGATAGGTATGTGCATGGGGCCAACCATTTCGCCACCTCTGGTAAATGCTGATGATCGTTCCAGAATTTCATTTCTCGCATATTTGGGAAGTCGCGGTATCCGGTGTTCGTTTCGACCTTGACCACCATCTCTGGCAGCAGCTTGCAAACGAACACGTCGCGGTGGATACCGCTGCCTATCTTGTCCCCGCACAGCATGTTGAAGGCATCAACCGCAATGACCTTTTCCATCACTGGCGGGCCGCCCTTACCTCACGAACGATCTTGCGCGCCTGTGCCATGGTGATATTGCCCTTGCGAGTGACCGGACGCTGCTGTTGCAGAATAGCCGTACCGTCCTTCGCTCGCCCGGCGATCTTGTGTGCCATCGATGCTCCGGAGTGCTTGTGCCCCTGACCATTGAAAGGCCAAGGGCTGGGGACGGTTAGAGGCGACTTTGGGTGTATCCAGAGAGGCAATCGCCTGCCCCGCTGCTGCCGATGGCTGGTCAATTGTCGGCATGGTGAGGATCGAGCGGGCGTCTTGGCTAAGGGGACGGGAATGTCGGCGCCGCGCTCGAAGGGGATCAGGCGCCTCGCCGTGACGAGGACTGGCAAGCTGACGCCATCGCCTGAAACTCTATGTTGGTTATCGAGACGGGCCGAAACCGAGATTCGAACTCGGATGGGATGAACCCGGCCAGTTTGCCTTTCGGCTCGCCAGCCCCGTCTACCATTCCGGCAAGTCGGCGCCGTCTCGAACTTGTTGCCCATGGGGCGAATGGGGTTGGATGGGAAGGCGGGGGCTCTAATCCCGCTCTTGTGTACTGTTTCTTGCCACGACGCGCCCGGTGCTTCCTGAGTATCCGTCTTGGTGTGGTATCAGCGTTGCCGACCCATGCTCACCCGACCAGCCTCGCGTCCGCCTGCATACAGGCTTCTTCCCAAACTCGGAATTCAGGGCGCAGAAAAGAATGCGCCAATCTCGTACGTGCGGCGCAAAGCGCCAGCTTACTCTCTTGTGTCTGCTTCGTGCCCCGGTGTCAAGCAGCCCGTTTCATCGTCAACCGGAAGTGCACGGCAAGATCATCAAGCGCCGCCAGCAGTTCGGTCTTAGCCCGATCCCTTGCTCGCGCTCCCATGCCCCGACGCGTCAACGGCTGGTCGTGAACGATGACCCTTTCGACATAGCTTGAGCGCAGCATGCCAAGGCACCTCACAGCGTTCTTGTAGGCCTCAAGCGCGTCAACCTGGCGGGCGCCAAGCGCATCCTCTCGCGGCCCTGACGTGTCCACCTTCACCGCCGCATAATCTACCGCGCGAGCGCCGCCGATCTGGGCGCGGTCGAACGCCATCCGGTATTTCGCCGCCGCCATGATCTGCATTTCACTTGCCCCTTTGAGGCGGGCCAATCCTCCGATATACTCCACCATGTTGGTCGAAACCGAAACCTTGCCGACATATGGGCCGGACTTGGTTTGCCGCTGGTGGAAGTATTCCGCATCGCTGATAGCCGGGTCTTGGATCCAGCGGGTGTCGGCAATGACCAGAGGCTCGGAAGCCATAGGCGCAGCGGGACGAACCAAAACCTGCCGCACACGCTCCAACTCCAAAGCCGCTAGGATATCAAAGCGAGCGCGGACGTGGGCGTCATGCTGTTGAAACTTCAACCGACGAGCAGCCCGGCGTTCCACCTTCACGATGAAGTTTGATTTCGTCTGCCCCATGGTGTCAGCCTCTAGTTAGGTGGTTAGGATGCGACGTTGATCGCGTAAACTTCGACTGGCTCTGGCCCAAAATGCGGATGCGTGATAGTCTTGCGAACGTATCCCCTCCACGGGAGCGACAGGCGCCGGGACAGGTCATTCGCCTTCGGATAGCCCTTGGTGAGTTGGACAACATCGTAGTGCCGCCCCTGAAGCCGCTTGTCCCAATACGGGGTGCAAAGCCGATATTCCTCTGGCTTCGAACCGTCTCGGATAGCATCGAAGTATTCGCCCTTGAGCGGTATCGTCAGGACGTTGATCGTCGTCATTTCCCGTCTCCTTCATCTACGGCAGCAGGGTTGGAAATAGGCATGTTCTGCTCGCGATAGAGGGCGTCGGCGGCCTGATACTTCTCCAGAGCCTCTGCGATGCGGCAGGTCACCCGTTCGGTCATCCCGAAGCGGTCATTCGCGAAGTCGGCAAGCGCCAGTTCGGCCAGCAAACGCGCCCGCTGCATCGGGGTGTGCGTAGCTTCGATAGTCCAAGACTTGAGCTGGTCGCCCATCTATGCGTCTCCTTCTTCTACATTAGGCTGGGGAGTGGAGACGGTGGCCGTGAAGAACGCTGAGCCATCAGGAAGCACCGTCACGCTCTGGCCAGTCAGATGGTCGTGCATCGCCATCATGGCGTTTGCGAACCAGCCCACCATGTTTTCCTCGCTGTCAAATTCCGGGTTCTGCGGGTTGGCGGCCTTGGTCTCGGCGTAGAACTTGGCCCATGCGACGGCGTCAGGATTGGTGTGGATGCTCATGTCGTATTCGTGCATTTCGTTGTCTCCGGCTGTCATCGTCCGCTCCCCGCCCTTATCCAAGTAAGTGGTCATGCTGCTGTCCTCTCGATGAGTTCTGCCGGCGCCTCGCAGCCGGGATCTCCGGGCTTCGGCCCCCAGGCCATTGGCCAGATGCCGAACTCGGTGAAGCTGTTGATGCGACCAGGCCAATCCACTGCCGGCGCCTGAACCTTTGCTGGGATCGCTTGGCGCTCGGCCTGGCGCTGGACGATGATGGTCACGAAATAGGACCAAGTGCGTCGGTCTGGGCTAGCTCGCTCTCGAATGACTGGGAGGATATCGGCCTCTAGATCGAAGCCTTTGGCGATTAGGTCAACGATGGGCTGAATGCCCATTGCCAGGTTCTGGTGACATTGGCCACGAGAGGAAGCGGCCTCGATAAGCCTGTCGTACAGAAACGCGTTCGCGCCTAGCTGCGAAGCAGTCTGGTATATGGCTTCTGGCTTCTGGGGCTTAACGGGGTCGGTTGGTTTTTGGTTATCCGAAGGCAAATTACCCGTTTGTTTTCTGAGGGTTGGGTTACCCCCATTCTTCCCATTTTTCCGCGCAATCGCGGACTTCTTCGCCGCTCGCGTCATACGCCGGGAATAGATCACACCCTCTCTCGTGCGGGAGAAAACGCCAGCCGCTTCCAGTTCGCCAACAAGGTTGGGGATCTGGTCGGATGACGCGCCTACCAACACGGCGAGCTGTGTGTCTGTCGGGGCGAGACCGGAGACGAGAAGGTGACCGTATGGCGAAGCCTCATGCATGATCGAGATAAGTTCGATCCACAGGCCGCGAGCGGATAGCCCGCACATCCTGAGCTTGGGGTCAGACCGCCAGTCGGTCGGGTAGAATTTGAGCCAGGGATCGGTCATTCGTTGTCCCTGATGGCTGAGTGCGCAATAGAGCACCACAGGCGCACATCATCGGTGGCGCCGTTGCGATTCTTGCGGATGAGGAATTCCATCCTGTTGCGGGCATCGCGAAGCTGTTCGAAGTCAGCATCGGCCTGCATGTTCAGGTAGTATTCCTCGCGATAGAGGAAGCCGATGACATGGGCGTCCTGCTCGATTTCACCCGACCACCGAAGGTCCGACATCACCGGGCGCTTGTCGTCGCGCTTCTCAACCTCGCGGGAGAGTTGGCACAACAGCAGCACACAACAATCGAGTTCCTTCGCCAGCGCGCGGGCTCGCCCAGAGACTTCGCCTGCTTCGGCTACCTTGTTGCCAGCATAGCGGTCAGAGGGCGTCACAAGGCCCATATGGTCGATGCAGACCACACCCAGGCGCACACCTGCCCCTTCCATCTCAGACTTGAGCCTACGGGCCTTGGCGGCGATCTGCGCGAAGGTCAGGCGGGCGCTGTCGTCAATGTGCATCGGGCACAAGCCAATGTCCTGCGCTGTCGTGTAAACACCAGCCTTCTGCTCGTCGTTCAACTCGCCCTTGAGGATCGTGCCGAACATCGGCGCCTTAACGCTGTTCATGGCGTCGGAAATCATTCGAGCGGCGATTTCCTGCTCGGTCATCTCCAGCGAGAAAATGGCGACCCCTACCCCGCTGCCGGCCGTGCGGCGCAGCGACGAACACATGAAGGCGGATTTACCCATGCCGGGGCGGCCAGCGATGACGTAGAGCTGGCCGCGACGATAGCCGTTGAGCTTCACGTCCAGAATGCGAATGCCGGTTGTGGCGCCGCGCTGTTGGCTCGGGCTTTCGATATCCTCAATGAGGTTACGAGTGGCGCGGGCGAGACTGCCGCCGACCTTCTCCGACTTCACTTCAAGGATGCGGTCCAGGTCCAGCAGGCATGCGCTGGCGATTTCGTAAGGGTCAGCTTCGAAGGTGACAGCGGCGGCAGACGACTTCTGCGCTATGTCCACAATCGAACGGCGAGCCCAGCGGTCTTTGAGCGTGGCGACCAGGCTGGGAATGTTGATGCCAGGCAGACCCGCAGCGCAGGCGCGGGCGTAGAACTCACCGCGCGTCACACCGCCGAGGTCAAGCGGGAGCGCGGCCATAATAGTTGGCGCTGTAAGGCGAT